GGCTCCGGGGGCACCCTTTCCCGCAGGGCCGGCGACTATGTTGATCCACTTCTCGATGGTCGACGAGAGATTGTCGAGATGGGTACTGATGTCCGAGATAGCCGGCAGGGCCTGGGATTTGACCTGGGCGGCACCGCTCTGAGCCTTAAGCTGAGCGGTGCCCTGGTTCCACATACCGGCCTTCTTGATGCCCCCTTCAGTGGTCAGGTCCATCCCACCTTTGATCCCTTTGGAGGCGCGTCCAGCCTTGGTCATGGCGTAGTTCTGGAACTCCATGTAGAGCGGGTCGGTGGATTGGACGCCGAGCATCTGCTGGGCAGCGATGTCCATCTGGTTGCCTGACCTGAAGGCTTCGGACATGACATCCGCAGAAGGGGTGCCACCCCGGAAGACCAGGTTGATGATCTTGTCGAAGTCCGCTGTCGACGACATCTGCTTTCCGCCGGGAGACATTCCGATGCCGAAAGCCAACTGCGTGCGGGTGTTCGTAGCGCTGAACTGAGAGATGCGAGCCTGCATGGCCTGAGTGGCGTTCAGGGCCCCACCAGTGAGGGCCTGACCCGCTCGCACGTCACCCTGCAACCCTCGCCACTGAGCAGTACCGGGCCTCGCTCCCGACTGGGACATAGCCAAGTAGTTGGCCTGGATGTAGTCCTGGGGGCTGACCGCCCACATGGAGCCGTTCATGACCTCCGTGCCGCGAGCCTGGCCCCCGTTGGCGCCCCAGTTCGAGGCCATGTTGGCCACGACGTTGCCCTGGAGGGCGGCAGTAGCGAGCCCGCCGCTCAGCAGGGACTGAAGGCCCTTGGCTGCTGTTGGCAGGGCAGCCTGGGCTACCGCCCCAGCACCACCGCCCCCGCCAGCCGCTGGGAGCGCGGGAGGGGTATTGGCTCCGGGCGGGTAGTTGAAGTTACCGGGGCCACCGGGGCTGGCAGGTCCCTGGCCAGGGAACTGACCGGGTCCGTTGCCGGCCGTGCCTTGGGGGACACCAGAACCGGGAGCCGAACCGGTACCGCCGCCGCCTGGGCCCGGAGGAGGTGATCCCCACTGGGCGCCGGGGGTGATGCCGGCCTGGTTGGTGGATGGTTGGCCGGCCCCGCTCTGAGCGCCCTGCTGGGCACTGCCACCTACGGTTGCGCCGGCTGTGGCCGAGGACGGGACGTTCCAGCCTTGCGCCAGGGAGTCCTTGCAAGCTTGCATCTCCTGGCAGAGCTTGTTGATTTTGGCTTCCAGCGTGCCGATGACATCGGTGGCTTGGGTGCCGAAGGTAGTGAACCCGGCGACGACTTCCTTGAGGCTGCCCGCGATGCCGCCAACGGCGGTAGCAAAGTCCTTGGGACCTTGCGGGTTGAACAACCCGGCGCCATAGCCGTTGTCGGGCAAGCTAACTCCTTATACAAACTTCGACCCAGTGCCGGCGTTCGTAACTGGGCATGGCCTTGATCTCGGTCAGGCTCCAGCCTGGGAATCGCTCGGAGATCCGCTGGTATTGCAGGTAGAGAATGTCGACCGGGGTGAGCCCGCTAACGAAATAAGTCGACAAGGCTCACGGTGTAGTTGCCTTCGCGGCCGCACTTGGAGCATTGCACCCCCACCTCCTCCATCAGTGGGCCAGGCTGGCCGGCAGCCATGGCGTCGATGATCTTGTGGCGGTCAGCCATGCCCATCTTCTGGGCCAGAGGAGGCACGACCGGATGACCATCGATCTTCTTGATGCAGCGGTCGATGACGATGGTGTGCTGCTCTGCGATGGTCCGGTCCCCGTTCATCATCTCGAGTTGCACCCCACCAGTCATCAGCCCCACCGTGGCGAGGTGATCGTGACGCAGAGGGACATCGATCTCATGCACCATGGGGTTCTCGAGCTTCTTCACCGGGATGGAGTTGAGTTCCACGATGGTGCCGAAGGTTTCCAGGCAGAACCGACACGGGAAGTCGGGGACCTCCCAGTCGTTGCCGAACGTGAGCATGCGCACCGCCAGCATGAGGTAGGCCCGGTCCCCGGTCAGCAAGTTGGTGAGCATCCCCGCCGGCACCGGCTCTACCGGGCCGATGGCCTCGACGGTGCGACGCAGGATGATGTCCACCACCCGAGGAATGTTGATGGCCGGGGAACGCAGCTCGCGGGCCAGGGCTTCCTCGTCCGCCCCGTTGATCTCGCGGATATGAGCATCCCGGCAGAGCCCCTCATCAGGATCGAGGTAGCCACCTGGCAGGTCGACCACATTGGACGGCGGCTCCTGCATGAGCGGAAGCTCCGGGGTGGTGACTCGCCGCACCGCCTCGTTCGCTGCCTCGGGGTTGACAATGGGGTCCTCTATGTTCATCGTCATATCTGGCGAGAAGCTCCGAGGTAGTTGCCAGGTGCCGTGGACGCTGTCAGGAGTTGCCAGCCTTCATGGGCCAGGGTGAGGTTCTCGATGATCACTGCGTTCCCGCCGGCTTCCAGGTCCGAGTAGGAAAGACCCATCGGCCAAGCGTTATAGACCTGGAACCGGGCCTTGATCGGGGGCGGATTGTCGACGCCTGCGGCGTAGCCACCTTGAGTGATGGGGTGTTCCAGCACGTCGATGGTGACCCCGACTCGGAAGTTCCTGATCCCGTTGCCGAATCCACCACCCACGTTGACGGAGAAGATCTCCGTGAACCAGGTGTAGATCTCGTTGGAGCCGGCACTGGAGCCTGCACTCCCAGAAGCCATCACCGGAGCGGCCATCATGCCTCGGGTGCAACTGATGGGCCCGAAGTCCGACTGCCCAGGCATCTTGCGGGTCGTGGTGTTGTTGCCGCCTTCGCGGTAAGGGATCACCTCGTTGTTGACCGAGAGGCCGGATACGGCCATGAAGCCCAGGTTGACGAGGTTGGGAATGTCGGGATGGTTGATGCCGACCCGGAACCGGAAGTTCCGAAGGGGGTCGGAGTTGAGTGGGCGACTGGTCATCTGGACTCCTTTCAGACGCCGGTTACGGTGGAGGACGAACCGCCGGCCCATTGGCCGATGCTGATGACAATGAACTCAGCCGGGTCCTGAAGAGCCACTCCGACTTCGATGTTGACGATGCCTTGCTGGATGGTGGCGGCGGTGTTGTTGGTTTCGTCACAGGTCACATAGAAAGCGTCGGTGGCCACGTTCCCCTGCAAGCCGCCGCTCTGCCACAGGCCGTTCAGGAACTGGTTGAGAACCGAGGTGATCTGATTCCACAGGACCCAGTAGTTGGGCTCGAACACCGCAAACTTGGTGAGAGCGACGAACTCAGTCTGGAGGTAAATGAGGGTGCGCTCGACGGGGACGTAGCGAGTGATGAGGTATGGCGACAAGGTGCGCGCCCCCCAGATCACCACCCCCGAGCCGGGGATGGACACAATGCAGTTGACGTTGGCCTGGGTCAGGTTGCCCTGGTCGTCGTTGCTGAGGATGGTTTCCAGCCCGTACGCGCCCTGGAGGCTGGCCCCGAGGCCGGCTGGTGCCTTGGCCACTCCTCGAGAGGCGTCGGTAGCGATGTACTGACCGGTGACATACCCGCCGGGAGGGATCAGTCTGGTCACCCCCTGGACCGACGAGTACGGATCCGAGATCTGCACCTGCGGGTAATAGACCGCTGCCTGAGGCGTCGCCGCCAGACCCTGGGCCCACGACACCATGGCGTCGGGACTCAAGCCGGCAGGGCAGTCGACGACTACGAAGACATCACCGCGCTCCTGGGCATAGCCCACCACGCTGCCAATGTCGTTGGCGTTGCTCAGACCGGGGCAGTTCAGCACGAAGGGCTGGTCTGGGTACTGATCGAGTAGCTGGACGGCGGCGAACTGGTCTTGGAAGGTGATGGCCGAGCCGTCGCTGCCACCGGCCAGGGCAACGCTGGAACTGGTGACAGCAGGGTTGTTCAGCGGTGGGGTCTGACCGTTGGACGAGTACAGGTCGGTGACCCGAATGAAGGTCGACCCCGAGTAGGGGGAGTTGATGAGGTTGGGGGCGTAGTTGCTCTGTCCATAAATGGTGGAGTTCGCCACCATGGACACGTCTTTCCAGGTTTCGACCACGTTGGAAGGGCT